ATTTAATCATTTGAGAGAACACGCATCATTTGATACTGTGGATGAAATGATTGATATAAAAGAATTAGTAGAAAAAGCAATATCAGCAAAGCCAATCCATGAAGAGGTACAAAGTAAAATCAATGAATTATATAGTCATGAGTTTTGGTTTTGCTCTAATTGTAAAAAACTCGTAATGAGAAAAGATGAATACTGCGTAAATTGTGGTCAAGCGCTGGATTGGAGGGTTGAAGATGACTAAAACTAGAAATCAATTAATATCTATGCTGCAACATATGAAGCAAGAAAACAATAATAACGCAATTAAGCATATCAAGTATGAAGATATAGACGCAATTTGTAATTATCTATCAGAAGATATAAAAAAGTTATTAAATAAAGAACAATTTATATTAAATAAATTAGAATATGAAATTTTAAACTATTGTAATCAAAGAGAGTACGAGTGGATATGTAGAGATAAAGATGGGGATATTTTTGCTTATGAAGTAAAGCCGAAAAAAACTTACGATAGCTGGATGGATTGTGGAACGGACACATATATAATGTTATTTAAAGATATATTTGACTTCATTAAATGGGATGATGAACCACTTTCGGTAAACAAAATATTAAATAATTGTGAGGTAGTTGAAGATGAAAACTCTCAATAGGGAAGAATGTGAAAAAGCATTAGAAAGCCTTAAACCTATGAATTTAGAAGAATTTAAACAATGTCATTATTTATCACACGTTGAAGCAAATAAGATTTTAAAACAATTAATTAAGGAGCATTTTAGTCCACAACCTCTTAAATTTGAAAAAATAAAATCTGGGATGTATGTCTGGGATAGTGTGTATGAATCAATAGGAAGAGTTGATAGAGTTTTAACTAATTGCAACCGTAGAAGATTGCATAATAGATATAGTGGTGGAGGGGATATAGTCGATTATGAAGAAAATAGATATTATCCAATCCAAATTCCAATCATAAAGGAGCAATAGAAATGTATTCTATATGTGGATCAGTAGCAAACAAATATCACTATTGTGATGTTTTCTGGGTGGATTTAAATAACAAATGTACAGGATATTATCAGCACAAGCAAAGTGGGTTGAGACCATGTATTATTGTAAGTAATGATTTTAATAATTATTTTTGTGATTTAGTGACAATCATTCCAGTTACTACTAAAAAGGATAATTTACCACAACATAGAAGTATAATGTTGCGAGGTAGAAAAAATTATATCTTACCAGAGCAGATAACAACCATTCCAAAAAAATGGTTGAAAGAGAAAATGTGTCATTTAAATGATGCAAATATTCAAGAAGTAAAGATGTCAATGAAGATACAATATAATTTATAAGAGGTAAGTCTATGGATATTAAAGAACAAATGAAAGAAATCATGGATGCATCTGTTACATGTGATAAATGCAATTATGAATTTGTATTAAAGGAAGAATCGATAATGAAAGAAAAGATGGAAGTAAAAGGATTGAAGTTTGATCTAATTTATTTCTATTGTCCTTCATGCAAAAAGATATATCGTGCTTCCATTCAAGATAGAAAGTATTATCTTCTAGTTGAAGAACTTGATAAAGTAAGAAAACAAGTTAGAGATAACTTTGGAACGTTTGATACAACTAAAGCTAATAAATTAAATAAAAAGTTAAAAAAGAAATCTAATGCATTAAAAAATCATGTATTAGAAATGAATGATAAGTTCTCTGGTGAATTTGCTTTCTTTGTTGATAACAGAGGAAATAGGACTATTGAGTATATCGAAAATGATAGCATCAATTAGAAGTGAAAGGAGTAGCATATGAAAGAATCTAAATATCAAGTGTTGAATTGGAAAAGATGGAAAGCAACTGCAATTCTATTAAAAGAAACAAAAAAAGAGTTGGAAAATACTACACAAGCTATATCATATTCAAATGAATTGCCGGGAGGTTCACACAAGACGATTTATGAAAAATATAATAAGCTTATTGAAAATCTTGATAAATATGACGAACATATAAAGATGTATGATACTGTTGTCGACTTTTTAGAAGAGTCTATTACTAAATTGCTAAACGAAAAACAAAGAGAAGTAATTATAATATATTCTAACTATCCTAATAACAGTATTGAAAGAATAAATGAAGCTGTAAAAAAAGGCTATTCGCAAGCAACTTTTTATAGAATTGCTGATGAAGCGTTTGATATTTTAGATGAGGTTTTAGCTTTGAAAAATAGGAATGTAGAAAAGATTTTAAAAGCTGAAAAAGAAAATTGATAATTATTTGATAATTTTTTTAAGGAAAAATGTGTTATTATGGTAATGTGGTTTAAATGAAAACAACATCAATGCTTTGTCTTGAAAGCGAAGAGATAGATTATGTCTATCTCTTTTTCTTTACAAAAAAGGAGGTAGATATCATGTATCATGGAATTCAAAAGAAAATAGTGACCAATGAGTGGTTGATTAAAGAAACAAAAGTTAAAGCACAAGATAAAGATTATATTTA